TAAAACAGAGGAGGAGAATCTAATAGGTCCATTTATTACCGATAGGTCAGTTTATTACCGAGCCATTCTTGGTCCAGTTTTTCAGGGTATAACCACTATCAGGTGTACACGTGAAGGTAACAGTGCTGCCATAATTGACATTTAATTCACCCCAATAATTTGTTCCTTCATAGGTAGCATAGATACTACCATGTTCAGGTTTAGAAATAATAACTTTTAATACCTTAATAGTAGCAGCATTGTGAGTTACGGTAGTTGCAGCGGTTACTGTACCAGTCTTAGTTGCGCCACCATTATAGCCTGTATTACCAGTATAGGTAATTGTATAGGTAGTTCCATATGGACAGCTCAGGTTATTTTGGGCAGCACTTGTTGCAGTACTTGTGTAGCTGGGCAGTGTTCCACCATAAGTAGAGTTGACAGCGAGTTTAAGAACATATGTTTGGTTAGTCGTAGCAGGCACAGTCAAGTTATAGTACCTTAATGTGGATGTTGCAGATTTAGCAGGAACGCTGACATCCGCAGTTACTGTTCCACTTACTGCAGCAGATGCAGTATATGTGTAAGCTGCAGTTGCAGCATTTGCAGTATATACAATGCTGTATGCAGTCCCATAATCAACTGTATAATTTGTAGCAGAAGATGTGGCTGTTTTAGCAACGCCACCAATAGTAGCTACGTACGTTTGGTTGGTCGTTGCACCAATAGATAAGGTGAAAGTCTTAATAGTAGCCGCGGTAGCAGTGATAGTCAGGTTACCCGTGATAGTACCACTGGAAACAGAGGGAGTACCTGCGTTATACCCAGTAGCCGGGGTTACTGTGACTGTATAGGTCGTACCATAGTTTGCCGTGAATGTCGAGGTATACTCAACACTACCTGCCTTAACTTTGATAGTCTGGTTAGCAGTCTGGGTGATAGTAACCTGGAAAGTCTTAATAGTAGCCGCGGTAGCAGTGATAGTCAGGTTACCCGTGATAGTACCACTGGAAACAGAGGGAGTACCTGCGTTATACCCAGTAGCCGGGGTTACCGTGACTGTATAGGTCGTACCATAGTTTGCCGTGAATGTCGAGGTATGTTCTACTCCGTCGTTTGTTGTTACTTTAATGGTTTGATTAGCTGTTTGTGTAATAGTTACAGTATATGTAGCTAATTTACCATATGCATCCGCTTTTAAATAATATATGCTTTCTGGATCTTTAGTTGGGGACGATGTTATCCCTGTCCATCCAAGCGGCACATATTCGCCTAAGGTTCCTGTTACTGGATTTGTAAGTATATCTCCTTTATATTCAAAGACAAACTTGTCAAAAACGTAGCCTGTCGATGGAGCAAAAGATACTGTAAATTCTTTATCTGATGCACCATATAGCGAGGCAAACCCGGATATAGTAGTTGATCCATTATGGGGAGATATATCAGGTCTGAGTTTCCATGCAGCTACAGAAAAGTTTAAATTGATATCATTAGTTAGCGTTATAGTTTCAGCATATGTAGTTTCTGTAGCTTGATGGAAGTATAATTTATTACCATCATTTATTTGACGTTGGCAATATATAAGATTTTTAGCAGTCCCGTTTAAATTATAAACAACATTTATATCAGTTCCCAACGGGAATTGTAATGTAGTAGATGCGGTATACTGAGTTCCGTTTATACTTACCCAGTAATTTGTACCAGTTGTATCATTGGTATAATTTAGATTTAACGTACACGTATCATTTTTCACACAAGTTAGAGCATCAGAAAAATATTGTCTACCATCTGCCAATATTACTCGCAGTTGAAATACTTTATCCCCTGCAGCAGCATCAGGCCCCCAATCCAGTTTAATGGTAACATCAGTAGTATCAGAGGTAAAACTACTGACTACCAGTTCAGGATTCATAGATACTATAGATTTAATAGTTTGTTTGGGGGCATAGCTCATTTGTACTTCTATTTGATCTGTGGGGCCTGCCTCAGCGGTTATTATTTGGAAAGTAGGAGGTTGACTTAGTTTAGGTACTTGTTTATACATAAGTTATAATCTCCTTTGTTACGAAATAACAAGCGGAGTAGTGGGGAACATAAATACATAGACACTATTGTCAGTATTTGTTACAAGCAAGATATTAACGAAGTTCCAGGCTCCCATATCAAGGTCGGGGTCATTTCCATTTGGTTTAGATACAATAACCGATGAGAAGGCTGAGTTTGCCGTATTCCAGGTAATTGTAGGCACTGCAGTACCTGTATACAATGCTAAGGTAACTACTCGAGATACTGCCTGGTTTAACTCTGTATTCTTAGGGAGATAAAGATTTGCCAGGTTGATCGTAGCTGACGATGCATTATTTGTCATAAAGTTTATAATATGCAGATCATGCTGGAAATCTAAGTTTACAGTACCCCCAGTAGTAGGATCAAACATACTTACAGGTTGGGAAAGACTGGAATCTATAGTCAGAGGTGAAGTTCCAGGTGTCGTAGATCTAATGCCTTTCGCTACGTCTATAAACCCATTGAATATATTGTTTTTAGTGAATGTATTTGCTGAACCTTTAAGAGCAGCGTCACCCATTTGTTGGGTTACAATAGCAACTTGGGTTTGCAGGGTATTGATATCTATATTATCAACATTTGTCCAGCCACCTCTAGCTTTTACACACCAGAGAATATAGCCAGTTTTAGGTCGTACTTCAGAACCAGTATGGTCAGCACCTACAACTCGAGAGGCATCAAATTTAAGTATAGCATCTGAGGTACCACCCGAACCAAAGTACGTCGTTGCAGTAGCATCTCCTGCAACGAAAGCGCCTTTAGTATAGCCTGAATTAGCAAAATCTATGACAAATTCTCCTGTAATATTTCTTTGGGTATCCGTTGCATAACTTCCTACTAGGCTAGTATCAGATGTACCGCTAGTATAGGAGTTCCATAGTGGCATACGGAAAGTAGTAGAGCCATCACCAGTGGAATACTGAGGTACCCATTTCCCTTCATTTGCAGTCTTAGTAGCCTGCCATACTTCTTCAGTAACCAGGCGTTCTGCAGCGTGTTCATTGACCCAATCCCATAACGCTGAATAAATAGCGCGAGAATATAATCCACCAGTTAATGGCAATGCATCACTGGGTACAATGCCATCCATCACTGGAAATACTTGTCCAATAGGTACCCCATTAGTAAATGGCTCACCATTGAAAATAAATTGAGCAGGATCTTCTTTACTGCCTACAATCAGATCGCCCGCAAATTCAGTACTGCCTTCAAATGTATTATCACCAGTAAAATTCAAATTTGATGTAGTTTTAACATAACCTGTCATATCTACATCTTCACCCATGATTTTCCAGGCAGACCATGTAGTTCCTGTTTTTATTCTAAAATATAATTTAGGCTCAGTAACGCGGGAAGAATACATGTCTTGGCGAATGCCAGCACCAGTTGTAGAAACATTTAACCCAAATGCTACTCCTAAGGGACAATTAGCCAAAGATGCCGCAACCCCATTAGTTTTTGCTATATAATAGCCAACAGTAGTATAGTTATTAAGATCACTGCCGTTAGGAATTTCCGTAGCGTATAATTGTTGGGCAGCATTTACTTTTTGATCAGAGCGAACAAACTGGTTCCATTGTCCCCAGGTACTGTTTTTATATTTACGGGTATAAATATTGATACTGGTATCTGTATCTACATATAGAATCTGGGTATATTCATCATTAGCCTGAGGAGACGCAGGGTCACCCGCTGTATAAACTTCTAATACGCCAGTAAACGGAGTAGTTATAGGTGCATTAGTTAGAGTAACAGAGGAAGTAGCTTGAATAGAATAAACACCAGTTCGTTTATACTCATTTAAGTTCGTAGTTTCAGCATTTATATTTTTAAGGTCAGTGGTAATCAGTGCATTCTGTTCCATATAAAGTTTAGGAACAGCATCATTGTTATCACTTGGGGCAGCACTGCCCAACGTTAAAGTACCAGTGTCATTAAAAATACTTTCATTGGTTGTTGATGCAATACCGTTAGGACGGATATTAACTGATTTAACAGTGCTGGAGTCGCCTCCAATAAGTACACCTGTAGAAGCACTTTTTTTCAAGACTGATACATTATTACATTTTAAGTCTAGTCCTGCTGCACTACTAAATTTGATCGGACCTGTCATTGTAGAGGTGCCATCTAATTTCAAATAGCTACCAGATACACTATCAGAGTAAGATATTTGATGCACAGGTTGCCAGGTCTTGTTTACCATAGCACAGGTGTATACTTTATCAGTTGCATAAGTGCTAATTAACAATTGGGTATATAAAGCATCCCTAGAGGACCCAATAATTTGGCAAGTATATAATTGTCCATCACCTATTTCGGTATCAAGGGTACTATTATTCCACAACGAAATCCAATTTTCTGAGCATATAAATGCACAACTGGAGTTCATGTTATAGTAAGACGTAACCCATGCTTGTAATTCTTGACGTAAATTAGTAATAGTTTTAGTTGCAAAAGAACCCAGGTCTTTTACAGGCAGCCCAGAAAGGTCGATGTTCCCAGCAGGGTCTGGCGTGGTATTATTAACCGTTTTTACTGCATCAGTGATACCATAGGCAGCCAAAGTCGTACCACGATAAGCTATTTCTTTCCAGGGTCCCCAGGTTTCTGTCTCAGTATCCTTATAGTAGGTGCGTATAAACATGCTATTTGCATCAGGTTTATACGATGTTACTATCTGACGGACTCCTCTGGTATTATTAAATCTAATAACTTCTAGATAAAAAGCAAACTGAGTAGGACAATTTGTGCATGTTGCTGCTATTCCACTATTGTCACAATCCCAAAGCCCAGGAGTCATGTAAGTATTAAGATCAACTGTACTAGTTATTTTTTGAATTTTTAAATTCGTTACATCTACATTCCCATTGCTATTAGCAGCTACACTATTTACTGTTTTGACAAACGCAGGGACATCACTTAAGTCATTGAAACTTCCGGAAGTAGCGACATTAGAAAGTCCAGTAATGGTACTTGCAGCTTGATTATGTGCAGACGGGGGGAAAGTCTCAGGTTTATCTAATACACCAGACCAGGGCACAGCGGTAGCGATGGACGATGTAAATGCACGATAACCTTCTGGTAAATTCAGTTTAGTATCGTCTATTACCCAGTACATAGTAGCCGGGTCATTCTCTGTTGCACCTTCAACGATAACAACATCGTTATTCTGTACCTGTTCTTTAGTTAAAGCAAACCGTTCTTCATCGTTCTGTACGGTAACAGTGTTAGGCATTGCTTCTCGGGGAATATTATCGATAGAGATCATGCCTGTGATTTTATCTGCAGGTATAGTAGTAAACTCAGTTGCAATGCTTACCGGGGCATTCAGGGACGTAGTTACAGACCCAGTAACTGCACCTGTAAGCTTGATGGAAACCGCAGTCTTAAGAGCCTCTGCAGTAGTTGCGTTTGTCGCAGTACCGAGGAAGCTGGCAGCACCTGTATTTAAATTATATTCAGTAAATTTAAACCCTAAAGTATCAGTACGTCCACCGACGGTTGTAGCAATTTTCTCTCCGTTAACATCCGTGATTTTATGTGCTAAAACTATATCAGCAGCATCACTGTCAGCGTTAGGAGATTGAATGATATCTGTACCAAGTACTATTTGGGAGGTATTAGAGCTTAATATTTTCTTTAACTGTAATATACGATTTTCGTCTATATTTACAGTAGTACCATCTTCAGTCTGATAAACCTTTGTTTCTGTAGTGCCCCGTTTCAAGGAAATATATTCCGTAGCAGCATCAGTATTACCCAGGTCAAATTTAACAGATCCAGTTACTGTGCCACCCGTTAATTGTAAGTATCGGTCATCATGAAGATGGGTGTCATCAGATTTATGGTTAACAGTATCTATTACTTCTTCAACCTTTTTTACTAATATCGCTTCAGCAGGGGTTATATTAAATTTCTCGAGATCTGCCATATATTTAAGCCTCCGGTTGTTTATTTCTAGACCATATTATACCTATCTATAAATACAAAAAGACCCCTGCATAATACAGGAGTCTCTAATTAAACGTGTTATACTGTTTCGTAAGTAGTGTATACTATATAACCTTTTTCGGTTATTTCAGCTTGAATGACGGTAGAGATCGGAGTTTTAAAAACCGTGTACATAATTGGGTCATAGGAACCTTTGGCATTGGCCTCATAGACCTGAAGGATTTCAATATTAGGGTTATTGATAGTAAAATGATTACCATAAACCCCGTCTGTTACAAAGTCTTCTGCCGTAAATTCTATTTTAGTAATTTTAGCTTTAGAATCTACAGTAGTTTTCATTACCTCCACCGTTTCTTCTGCTGCGGTTACTTTAGCCTGCAAGTCTTGGATAATCGACATATACGAGTTAAGATACTTAGTGATATCCAACTCTACCATTACGCCAAAAGATGCCAGCGGGGATTCTTCCAGGTTCATAGTTTTAAAGCCTTTGATAGTACCATTACTTACAGGCACCATACCTAGAGTAGCATTAGAAATCAATTTTATCTGGGGAGTTTTTAGCGCATACCAGATCTCAACTTCAGCCAACTGTTCATCAGTTGCCTTAGCAGGGAAATCCACTACGATACTGTTATTTTTCACTTCATAAGTTACAGGACCAATATTAAAAAGCACAGCATCGTTATACGCAGGATCAGGGTCTTCCTGGGTAATAATATTGAAAGCATATTGTGTATCTGTCAGCCACATTCCTGTAATATCAGAACCTTTTACAGAATGCACTTTTTTTACCCAATTAGCACCGTTACTGTCTACTACTAATTCATCATAGAGAGAATCGTTTAATCTTCGCAAGGCAAAGCCAGAATAAGAAGATGAAGTAGTAGAACTAGGACTAGCTACATCAAATCTTGCCCCTTCGATACATACCATAGAAGCAGGGGTTTCGATAGTACCCGAGCTTACATCTACAGGCAATGCTTTAACTTGTACTTCAGGTAAAGTTCCGCTTACTGCTAAGGCTAAATCAAATTCTTCAGATGCCGTTACAGACAGCTTAACTCGTTTAGCAAATCGTTCATCACATTCTTCTTTAGTGTACCAGCCTGTAGCTACTCCCTCTGCTTCTTGGGCTGCTTTTTCAGCACGAGCAACAGCTTGGGTAACAATGGCTACCCATTGGGCATAGGCATCCGGATCCGGGTCGCCATCATCATCAATTGGATACGGTGTAGGACGCAGTAAATCAAGGTTACTACGTTCAACAGTAAAGCTTACCGGGAATGTAGTTGCAAGTTTTTCTCCTTTGCTACATCCGATCAGGCTTACATAAAGCACACCTTCCCGATTGATAGCACTAGCGGGAATGCTATAGTATACATCTGGTTGGATATTAACTTTCCAGGTTTTACCTTCCACCCGAGAAAATTCTGCTGTTTTATCTAAAGCATCCCAGCCAAACCCAGGTTCGATGTGAAAGGCGATAGAAACATCTTCCTGACTTCGACTGGGAATGCGATAAATCTCTGAGGTTTCCAGAGTACGGTTATTAACAGTTACATCTATCTTCATTAGGTATTAGATCCTCCTTTAATAACTTCTTCAAGCCTTAACACATAAGTTTGAAGTTCTTCAATAGTTCGTTTAGGATCTTTAATATAGGTCTGTGCTTCCCAACCTTTTGCCTTAGCTTCTGATACATGTTCTCCAGAGGCACTGGCAAGGTTCTTCATTTGGTCAGTGTTAAGGGTAAACACTTGTTTATCTGAAAGTCCACTGGGAATACCACGAACCTCAAATGTATCTTCAGGATTTACATTTGCCATTGTACTAAATAAATTGTACGTTGTTTGTGACTCTAGACTGTTATCAAATGATACTTGTTGATTACCTACTTTAAACATAAAAGGGGAGGTAATATCATTTTTAGTAATGATATCATTTAATTCCAGTGCCCTACATACCAGGGTTTCAATAGGTATTTCACTTAAAGTATCATTTACGTAGATAGGTTTTTTGTTATCCCAATCATAGCGGTAGCGCGAACTGGAACTGTACAGCTTAAAGTCATTGAACGATACACGCACTGCATCTACAGGGACCTGTTGGACACCAGCAATATAGCCACCAGTTTTTATTCCAGTATTAGGGTCAAAAGTACAGTAATATTCAAGTTTATTAGACATTATCGTTATTCCTCATTTCTTAGTTTCGACCTAATGCTTCCCACATAATATATGCAGAATCAGGTAGTACCCCAGAATATGTAAAGGAAACATCTGTACTTGTAGGAGTTCCTAAACATATTTTACCCGGAGTACTAATTTCGGCATTAGGATCTACAAGAGTAACTTTGATCGCATAAGGCGGAGTATCAGCATTAAATGCAATAGGAAAAACGATAGTTCCCATTGAGACCCCGGGTTCTGTTCGTCCCCATTCCCTTATGATACCTGAATTATACACCTGCCAGCCAATTGTGTCAAGATGGCAATTTACATTATATGCAGTTTCTACCTCTGCAATTTTAGCAGTTAATGTATTTACTGCTGCAACTGCTTCTTCAGACCCAATAGTAACTGCAGTTGCCTGATTGCCAACGGTATATCTAATACATAAAACGATATTTATAGATGCTGGTTTTGGCGCTTTACCCCTATCACCTATATTATAAGATGTAATAATATCGCCACTGGAATCTGGTCTGCCAGAGGTACCAGTACCACCTGATCCATTCCAGAACC